GCAGTACAAAGACGAAGAGAGAAACTATAAAACAAAAATTAGCTTTGATGTGTTGGGCTATGTCATTGGAGAGGGCGAAAATCAAAAACGACCCAAGATTATTAAACGCGAAAATGCAGTAGAAGTTAAGATACCCCGTGAGCGCGTAATCATGGGAGACACACAGCAATTTGACCCCAATAGTGATTTTTACAGAGATTAGAATCTTAAAAAGGTTTTTGCCTTGTTATATTACTATTTATTAAAGAAAAAGCATGTTCGCCAAAGGAGAAATTAGGTCATGTCATATAGAAAATTTAAGTTTATATCTCCAGGAATTTTTATCAAGGAGATTGATAATTCACAGCTGCCTAGGCAGCCAAGAGACGTAGGTCCTGCTATAATTGGGCGCCTGGCTCAAGGGCCGGCCCTAAAGCCTGTGCAGGTCGACTCTTTTGCAGAATTCATTGACATTTTTGGCAACCCGATTCCTGGCGGCCGCGGCGGCGACATCTGGAGAAATGGAAATTTCACAGCACCTACTTATGCGGCATATGCTGCGCAAGCTTGGCTTCGAAATAATTCTCCAGCCACAATGGTTAGACTGTTGGGCCAGACCCACAAGGATGCCGATAGTAAGGGCGGCTACGCTGGATGGTCAACTGAAAATGAAACGGCCACGACGGCCGTAGGCACTAACGGCGGCGCATATGGTCTTTTTGTTTGCGAAGGACCGTCTCCCGTGAGCGCCTCGCACAAGAGCGCGAATTTTTGGGCAACAGGAAGTGCTTCGGGAACTCTTGCGGCCATATGGTATCTCCAACAGGGGGCAATTGCTTTATCCGGCCAATCAGTCGATGAAACTGGGACTAGATTCGATAAAAGCTATGCTGGATTTCGTAGAGCAGTAGAATCCGGACCAACATTTAAAGTTGTGATTCAGAATGGTTCCGGTACAGATATTGTGGACAGTTCGTTTGACTTTAGCCCAGATTCACCGCGATATATCAGAAAGGTATTTAATACAGATCCCACTTTGACCAACAAAGAGCTAGCTTCGGATGCTTCGTCTTCCTACTGGCTTGGGGAGTCCTTCGAAGGGAATTTGAAAACCTTTAAAGGAACAGACGGTTCCGGAACAGGGTTGGGCGTTTCTGGTTCTCTTGCAAGTTCTTGCTACGGGATTATTTTAAGATTAGCAACTCCAAACGGGACTGCAAATGATGGCGGCGATTTTCGCATGGGCCCAACCAAGAGCCCAACAGGACAATTTGCTAAAACCGGCTGGTATATTTCACAAGATATAGGCGGCGCTACGGGATCTTATTACCCGGGCAACATGCAAAAATTATTCCGCCTTGCGGCTCGCGAACTTGGCGAAGAGACGCAACGTAAGATCAAAATTTCTATTCAAGACATTCGAGCATCTAATGATGCAACAGTCAATCCGTACGGTTCATTTACTGTGGCAGTTCGCGATATAAAGGATAATGACGTTGCACCAAATATATTAGAACAATACAATAATTGTAACTTAAATCCAGCTTCTGAAAACTATGTGGCCAGAAGACTTGGTAACAGATTTGAGCAGTGGGACGATACTGATCGTCGTTATCGCAGTTACGGAGATTTTCCCAATATTTCTGATTATGTATATGTAGAAGTGGATGAGGATGTTGATCGTGCCGCCACCACTCCTGAATATTTACCTTTCGGCGTTCATGGGCCAACACGATATTTAGGTTTTGCCGTATCGGGCTCCATCAGTGAACTGGGTGCCAATGCTGTATCATACGCTATTTCAGGCGGAGTAATGTCCATTCCAGCCGGCGCAACCGCGATCTTTGTACAATCTGGTACAACTAACCCCCTCAACACGGGGTATTATGGCACGATCAGCGCTTCGGCAGGTGAGGGGATGGTTGTTTGTTCGAGATTTAAGTTCCCCAGCTTATATTTACGCTGCAGCTCTTCTAAGGGCGCTTTCTCTGATCCTAAAGACGCCTACTTTGGTGTTGACACTAATTATGGTTCAAACAGCACGTTTGATTATAGCGTTTTTGATGTTTTAAAAACAAAGTGTGAGGATGTCAGCGGCCACAACGCTGCGGCCGGCGTCACTGAAACTTCGTGGATCTTCTCCCTTGATGAGGTGAGAAATGTAAGTATTGCTTCGGCCAGCGCCGCAAATAGTTATGGCCCCAATGCGGTTTATGAAAGTGGCTCGCGCGTCGCCGGAACATCATATACTGCACACACCGCCTCTGGCCTCTTGTCATCTCCGAATGTTCGAGGGCCCCAGACGGCTTCCTACTTGAATGTTATCGACACAGATAATGGAGGTAAATCTGCTGGCTGGGATCGTTTTACAACGCTCTTACACGGCGGCGCTGACGGAATTGATATCAAGGAAAAAGACCCTTTCAATAACAGAGTCTTGACAACTGATAATATTAGTCAATTAAATAATGCGGAATACAATTCTGTTAATGTGGCCATCGATTGTTTACGTGACTCAGAAGTTGTCGAATATAATTTGGTAACAATGCCAGGTCTTACGAACAATAATCTTAATACAAAGCTAGTTGAGATGTGTGAACAGCGCGCCGACGCTTTGGCCATTATTGATCTTAAGGGTGGATACACGCCAGCCGCACAAAGTAGCGATACAAGGCAAAATCGAAAGGGCGATATAGATACTCTTATCAACAATAAGAAAAATACGTTGAAGATTAATAGCAGCTATGGCTGTGCGTATTACCCTTGGGTCCAAATTCGCGACACAATTAGTGGCGCAACAATTTGGGCGCCACCCTCAGTGGCTGCCCTCGGTGCCATGGCCTTTGGCGAAGCGACGTCTCAGTTATGGTTTGCTCCTGCTGGGTTTACACGTGGCGGATTAAGCGTAAATCGCGCAGCGGGTATTCCAGTCGTCGGGGTGGAACAGCGCCTCACATCTAGGGAGCGAGACAGGCTCTATGAGCAAAACATTAATCCAATCGCTTCGTTTCCGGCAGAAGGAATTGTAATATTCGGACAAAAAACTCTACAGCTGACCCCTTCGGCGCTCGATAGAATCAATGTTCGACGTCTTGTTCTTTTCATAAAGAAACAAATTTCACGATTCGCCGCAACAATTTTGTTTGATCAAAATGTTCAGGTAACGTGGAATAGATTTAAATCAAAAGTTAACCCCTTCCTTAGCGATGTTAAGGCCGGCCTTGGTATAGTAGAATACAAGTTGATTCTAGATGAGACCACCACCACTCCAGATCTCATCGATAGAAACATTATGTATGCGAAATTATATGTAAAACCAGCAAGAGCAATTGAATATATTGCAATTGATTTTATTATTACGGACTCGGGAGCATCTTTTGAGGACTAAAAATTTAATTTAACTCTATTTACTAATAGAGGATAAAAAGGAGATATTAAAAAATGGCCGAAAAGAGCAATTTCTGGAGTTCGACAACGATTGATCCAAAGCGATCTTTTCGCTGGGTATTGGTATTTGATCATATTCCCACATATGTTATCACAAAGGTAGGAAAGCCGAATTTCACCGTTTCTCCAGTTAAGCACAATTATATCGCTCATGAATTTAAGTATCCCGGGCGAGTAACCTGGGAAGATGTTACAGTAACATTGGTTGACCCCGTATATCCAGACGCTTCTGCAAAAGTTGTCAAAATGTTGCAGGCCTCCGGCTATGCTATTCCTGGCACTGAAGCAGATGCATCAATTTCTATGACAAAGAAAGATTCAAATATTGCTGTAGGAGTCCCATCAATAGCACAACTAGACGGGAAGGGCCAACAAATTGAACGCTGGACCCTACATAACGCTTGGCTCTCAAAAGCTGATTTTGGCTCCCTCGACTATGGCGTCGAAGATATGTTGAATGTAGTATTAACTTTTACATATGATTGGGCCGAGTATGAAGGCGATGGCACTGAAGAGAACCCGACCCCAATCCCCATCATGACAAATGAACAGCCACAGGCCGCAGCTATTCAAAAATATAAAGAAGAAATGGGAGCTATTACTAACGGGTAGGTACAAGAAAGATGGCTGAACGCGACATATTTTCTCCTGGAATCTGGCAATTTTGGAGCAATTCCAACGTAAGACCAAAAAGAACTTTCGAAGCTATATTATTGTTTGGGGACTTAATGTTTGGAGGGTCAGACCTCAGTGCCTTTCCCCCCTATATGGTTAAAAGTTTTAGCCGGCCAGGATACGACAGTATCGAGACACAAGTCGGTGAGTACCAATTAGACTCTGGTGATTATGCTAAAATAGATTATCCAACGCAAGGCTTTAAAACAAAACCCCTGAAAGTCACCTTGGCGGATGTAAATGTGTTTGGCACACAAGGCGCAGACACCGCAGGCCACATTCAAGCGGCATTATCCATGATGCAGAAAACATGGAAATTTGAAGAAACTGCCATGGGCCATCGGGAGGGCGCCAACAATCCAACTTATAACCGACTTCTTGATGGTTATATAGAAGGAAGCCCTCAAGTTATTACAATTCTTGAATTGGATGGCCACGGCGGTGCAAATGGTGAGTGGAGTGTTTATAAACCGGTTTTAACATCTGTGGGATTTTCTGATGTTAATTATGATAATGAGAATATAGCCACAGTAGATTTAACTTTTGCGTATAAAAATTTTAAATTTACGCAAGGGTGGAGTGAAAGACAGCTTGAGCGCCGTTTAGATGCCGCGGCAGCAGGCGCAGGTAATAACCTTAGTAGCTGGGAAAACAAAGGCTCAAGATGGCTTGTTCGCGGTTACTAAAATTTAAAAGATTTAACTAGAAAACAAAACGAGGTAAAAATGAGTGCAAGATCAAATGAAGATAGACTTGGCGCGCCTTCCACGCCAACCGAAGTGAATACAGAATTTAAACAACCAAGCATGGAAGGTGCCAGCTTAAAATTTATAACGCCCACAGAATTTGCTGAACTTCCCAGTAAAGGACATTTCTATCCCCCTGACCACCCTCTCTTCAAGCAAGAAGTTATAGAAATTAAACACATGACCACGAAAGAAGAAGATATTTTGACTTCGGTGGCTCTGTTAAAAAAAGGGCTAGCACTAGATAGAATGCTTGAAAGCGTTATGG